TTATATCCTTCAAATCTAGAAAGATCATGATTATATCTTATTGCTCCTTGTAAGTGAAGATCTCTATCAGAACCAGAACTATATTCATCTATTGTAGGACTTTCGTTGGTTCCACCAGATGGAATCATTAAATATGAAGAAGAGTTTGCTCCAACAGATCTCCAAAAATGCCCACGTTTCCATCTTTTTTCATCTGTACCTATACTAACTTCTGTACCAGCAGATGTTCCTTCTGGTTCAATATTAGTATTAATGTCTGCATTTAATGCTAAAGTATCGTCATCAGGACCTGTTGTTCCTAATGTTATATCCCCTTGAGCTTCGACTGTCCCTTTTACGTATACATTAGCACCAACATTTAAACTTTTAAAAATTGATGCACCACCATTAATAACAACTGCCCCAGAATCAGGTTGAAATGGTGTTGTTATATCAGAAGTAGAACTTACAGATAATCCTGTTCCTAAATCCTTTTGTGCAAATATGGCACCTTCTGCTGTTATTTGGCCAACTTTAATTTCAGTTTCATTTAATCCACCGCGTCTAACCACAGTGTTTGCCGTATTTAAATGAGTTGAATCATTAGCATCAGTAACAAGCTGGTTTGTTCTTGTCCTCCACGTATCAAAGGTATCTGTTAAAGCTACGTTTGCGAAATTTGTTGCCATTTTCTAACCTATTCTGTCTTATTAAGTAATAAAGTTTTTATTTCTTCCAATTGATTGTAAATATTAGAAATTTCTTTCTTCAATATATTTATCTCTTCTCTTTCATTCCTTTTATATTTTAACATTCTTCTATGATTAGTTAAAGATTCAATATCATTTCTTAGTAAAGCATTATTTTGTAAATCTTTAACAAATCCAGGATCTTCTGTTTTTACAATCATTATTCATCTAAAGCAATCACTCTAAGATCTTTGACTTCTGGAACATTTTCATTTTCCGAAGAAGCAAATACTAGTTTAATTGCAAAAGTTTTAAATTCATTATAAGTTGTACCCTCACTCACATATGCTGCACTACTATTAGTAGTACCAAAAGTATAATTTTGAAAATCGTTTTCATTATTAGAATAAATGTTTACATCTGTAGTTTGTTCCATTCTAGTCCAATATTTTGATTCAAAAGTAGAAGGATCATTAGCACTCAATACTTTGTAATATACTAAAATATTTGATGTGCTTGGTTTGTAAGCTCTAAAGTAAACCATCAAGTCTTTTGCATCAAATCCATCAGCAAGAGAAACCCTTCTAGTAATATATCTTCCTTTACTATTTCCACCTCTTTGATCTGTTTCCGATGATATTTTTATTTCACCATCTGTTCCACCAACAAGATTCACACTAATATCGTCAAAATATCCACTTCCAGGATTAGATATGGTTGTTCCAATTATAGAACCTGTATCATCTGTAGTAAATGTTAATTGTCCACCCAATCCAGTTGTTCCAACAATATCAACAGTAGTGTCTCCTGCAACACCACCATTATATCCTGATCCTGGAGTAATAATTGAAACATTTTCGTCAAATACTTCTCCATTGGAAATTTCATTTTTTACTGTAATTAAATTTATTCTTGATACATCTAAAATTGGTGATGTAAAAGTGTCACTTGTAGACATTGAACATTGTAAATTAAAATCAGGTTTTGAATTTAAATCATAATATTCATTTCTAATAAATTTTCTTTGATTTAATTTTTTATTTTTATTTTGAGAAAATGGTGTATAAGTAACATCTCTAAATTGTGCATTAGGATCAACATCACTATTTGGAGTAGCTTGAAATTGATATTCTAAAACAGAACTAGAAAATTCTAAATCGGAAGAAACTACTTTAAATAGATCAAAAGAAGTATTAGCAGTTGATGATGATAATGCTTTTGGATTTATATCTAATGCAAAAGCGTTAGCAACATGAGATGATGTTTGAAAAGAACATCTTTGTGCCTTAAACATCAAACTTCTATTTTTTACTGGAATCCATTCACTAGTATTTTGAGTAACAAAGAAATTTCCTACTTCTGTAGGTTTTGCAGCTTTAGTGTTTGGACTAGAGCTGTTTGTTACCATATCACCTTCAATAGAAGTAAATAATTCATAATTCATACTATTAGTGGTTAAAGTAAATGCGTATTCTCCAGGTGTTAAGTAAACAGGTGAAGAAAATTCAAATTTTGTCTGACTTGCAACATCACTAGTTGAAGGTGCAGTTGTTACTACAATATCATCTGGACCCAAAACAACTTCACTAAAAGGTAAAATGGAAGACAAACTTGGAACACCATTTACAATAGGTCTAATATGTAAAAGTATTGGTAATCCTGAGTCTTTCTTTGAGAAAAATAATGAAACATTTCTCAAAAATAAACCATTTGGATAAAGACTTTCCATGACGTGAAATGTTTGAGCCATTGGATTAGTTGAATTTACTGATTTAGTTTTTCTTGAAACAGGATCTTTTGTTATAGAATTTAATCTAATATCTTCTCTTCTACTAATATGTGATCTTGTTGAAACAATTGAACCGTCAATTGTAGATTCTAACCCTTTGATATGATAAGTTTTTTCCGCAACTGAATTTGTGTTTGATAAAGTATTATCAGGTTCATCAGTAATTCTAATTAATCTTTCTCCTGCTCTAAATTGACCATCATTCAACACTATTGTTCCTGCCATAACACCACTTGTATCTGAGAAAAAAGTAGTATTTGAGGCCGCTGCCGTTAATGTTGCAGTTCTTAGATCCATTCCAGTTTGTAATGGATAATTTGCTGAGATTTGTGAATTTGTGGTAACAACAGCAGTATCAGTCCACGGACCATTTGTATTTGTGATTAAAAATGATGTGTTTCCTGAAGAATCTACAGAAACTAATGTTCCAGTTATTGAATTGTTGGAAGAATCAAAAACGTCAACAAATTCACCTTCTTTAGCTTCAAACGTATTTTGAGAAGATACTGATAATGTCAAAGCCGCTTCAGATTGACTTGTTACTTCAATGTCATCAATATAAATGTAATGTCTTGTTCTAGGTTTTAAACCTTCAGCTTTAAAAACAATTTTATGTGTTCTATTGTATGGAACAATTGTATCATTAATTATTCTATTATTAACTGTCTTTTTAATTGATTCAGGTTGATTTTGAGAAATGATACCATCTCTTGAAAGATTTTCTTCAACTGTTTTTGCAGATCTATCAACATTGGTTGTTGTAGATTTCTTTTTTCTTTTTTTAGATATGTCATCATTATTTACCTCAATACCACTCCAATTTTTTGACCAACTATCCCACTGAGTTCCAAATCCAAAATTATATTTACCTGAAATCCAATTATCATTTTGTCCTTCAAGATTCATTAAAACATCAGAATATTTATTTTGTGTAAACCATGTATCACTTGAAGGTGATAATGTCAATTTTCCATTAAAAGGAGTTGAACCAAAAGGATTTACTTTTTCTTTTCTAGTTGTAACAGGTTGATTGACAAAATCTTGATCAGTATATGCTACACTAATTAAATCTCCTGTTTTTTCAATATTTGAATTTGATTGTACACGATCAAAATTAAATTTAAAATTTTCAGAAGTATAAGGTGCTCTTAAAGTATTTCTATCATAATCTACAGAACACGCATAATCATCATCTAAAACATCACCTACCGCATGGCCCAAAAATTGATCCACTAAAATTCCATTTTTAAATCTTTCAATACCATCATCAGTGAAGACAGGTTCATCTTTTGCGTCTTTTTCCAAAAATGAAAGTGCAGCATAATATTCCAATTGCTCTATTCTTTTTTCTAGCTTACCAACATCCCTCATTGTAAATCTTTTATTTTCAATATATTGTAAATCAATATCATTTAAATTAAAAGTATATTCAGGAACATCAGCAATATAAAGTGTCATAGAATTTTCATTATCTAATGGAACAATAGGATCAGTTGAAGGAACGCCTTCTATTATACTAAATTCTCTATTCTTATTCAAAACTACCTTATCTTTTCTCGCCAAATAATATTCAATATCAGTTGTTAATATAACATCAGCGTCAGGAAGTCTTGGTAAAACATAATTAGTGGAACCTTCAATAGTTTTTGATTGTAATGAGAAATTATCTGATACATCACCATCTACTCTTCTTGGTCTAAAATCTAAAGTATTTCTTAAATTTACTGTTTTGCCGGTAATAGGACTCGTGAAATCAGGAATGGAAGAATAATCAACACTATATGAATCAACAGTAAATGGTCCATCTTGATCACCATGGGTAAAATAATTAAATATCACTAAAATTGGTTTTGTTGGTGCTGATTTTCCCGGTTTTAATATGATTGATGCATGATCATAATAATTATCTTTTTGACCATTATTAAAAATATAATTATCAGTTATATTATATGAATCATTATTTGCTATCGAATCAGATAATACTTGATTAGTTAATGTTGTCATATCCATTGCAGGAGATTCAATTACCGCAACCAATTTACTAACATCAGATGTTCTTAAACTTATTTCTGATTTGGAATATTCTGTAGAATTTGTTATGGCATATTGTCCAGAATTTCTTAATACAGATTCACTATCAGTTGAAACAAATGAATCAATGGTTCCTGAAACATGATTTTTAACTCTAAATCCTGAAACTGCACTAACCTCCAATGAAACAGTAACTATAACAGTAGCTATAAAAGTATCATTAGATGCCAAATCTGATGTTGCTCCAACACCATTAGTATCCAATGTCAATGTATTTGTTCCTGTTAAATATGCTCTAGGTTGTCCATCTGACAATCCTGTGGGAATAATATTAATAATATCACCAACAGATCTTCCTGAATTTTGATTATCAGAAACAACAATTAATATATTATTTAAAAATCCTGTTGTTCCTAAACTCCCCTCTAACCCTGGCATAAAAGATCCAAAAGTCAAACTTCTACTTGCTTCACCAGCAGTAAAAGCAACATTTTTATATGAATGTTTAACAACATAAGAAAATTTGGAATCTGGATTTGGTTTTACAGTTTTAACAACATTTGCTGGTAAATCAAATACTAATGAATTTTTATCTGTTTCAAATATTTTTGTATCACTTGATGGATCTAATCTATCAACTTTTCCATATTGTGAAATTTTTAAATGTAATCCTGTTGAAAGATTTTCTGCAAATGACTCAATTTGCTTTATTGAAAAATCTAAAGAAACTTGATCAGATGAAGCAATTGCTGTAGTAAAAGCTCTATCAATTAATACATCATTTCCTGAATGACCAACAATTGTTCTAATTTGATTAATAGCATTTCCACTTGTTACTTTAATTTTAGCTCCAATATAACAAGGATCACTTCCCGCTGATGTTGTGGGGTCAAGAGATAATGTCAAATTTCCAGAGGCAAGTCCAGATGCTGCAGATGTATTAATACTGGAAAATTTTATATCATAGACATAAAAATCATAAGTACCATCAGGTTCTCCTGGAGTACCTGAAAAATAATCTATTTGTCTTGGTCTTACTGTTCCTATTTTTGTTTTATTATAATCATTAGATGAATTGTAATCAATTGTTGTTGAACAGTGAATATCAATCTTAGAATGAGTATCTATATCCGGAACACCTCTTATATTATCTACTCTAAAATAATTACCAAAATTTGGATTAACTACCACATCTTCTAATTTAGTTGTATCTCTTCCTTTTCTTAAATCAACATATTGTGTTCCAATACTTTCATATTCATAACCTTTAACATACGCTTTTCCTGGCTCTAAACCTAATGAAACTTTATCATTATTAATTATTTTTTGAACTTGTCCTGTACCAACTTGATCAGCTACCAACATAGAAGTATTATTTGATATTGATGAAATTGTTGTTGAAGTTGAACTTACTGATCCATTAGTTAAATATATTGAATCACCTACAGAGAATTCTGTTAAAAAACTTGTATTGTCACCAATAATATTTGTTGTTGTACTAGATGATGTTGTTCCTGTTGAACCCTTATGGTCATTTACATTTATTAAAAATGGACGTACCGTATAATCCCCAGATTCATCAAATGTTCTTCTTGCTAAGGTATGATCTAATTCAGAATATATTGGATAATTTATTAATTTTATCAATTCGCCATTATCAATTTTCATCATTTCAATAAATGATTCATCAGAAATGCTATTAAAAGATTTTTTATCTAAAAGTAAATTAATAGTATATCTATCAGCTCCTGGTGCATTTACATTAAATGAACCTGAAGCATTATCTAATAATGATAAATCACCAGAACTAGTAACTACTGATTCTGAAATAGTAATACCAACTCTATAAGTTGGAGTATTATTATATTTTTCTAATACCAAAGATTGTTCATTAATTATAATAAAAAATCCATTAGTATAATAAATTCCTTCGGTAACTGTAGCAATGGAAGCTGGTCCACTAACAGTTCCTGTTAAAGCTAGATCTGCAGTTATTGCCGTATCACCAACAACATGAATACTACTTGAATTTGAAGTAATGAGTGTGGGTCCAGTATATCTTACAATCAGTGTTGGTGATTCAGTATTAGTTCCATCTTCTGCTGCAATTACTTCTGAAGAAGTGGCAACATCACCCAATAACTGAACCTTTTGATTTAAAAATTGTGATGGATCAGCATCATCTGCTAATCTAATGTAATGAACATTTGGATCAAAACTAAATTGTCCTCCTGTCACCAAACTACCATCTTTATAAAATGCATCTCCCATCCTTGAGATTTGATTTTGTAAGATAGTTTGTAATTGTGTTAATTCTCTGACTTGTAATGATACACCTGGTTGAAATAACATTCTAAGAAACTTTTTAGTTTCATTATAATCATCAAAATAAGGTGATTGCTGTAACGTTGATAGTAAACTTAATGTTGACATATTTTTAGAATTCTATAATTAGTTTGATATCTTCTGTCTGATCTGCTGCCCTTGCGACCGGAGAACGATTTTCTATGTAAATAATATCACCTGTATATTTTTTCATTTCACCCGCAGTTAGTGAAATCAATGTCGCAGTACTTCCACTACAAGTAATACCTTCTCCATCTATTAAACCTCCCATAATTCCAGACACCATTCCACCAGCGATATTGGTCATATCACTTCCAACTACAGGCGTAACTCCATTATTTCTATCTGAAAGTCCTGGACCATTAACAATTGAAATAACTCTCAAATCTTTATAATTTACACCATTTACTTCTACATCAGTAACATCAACAATTTTTGCAGTTGCTCCTGATGTTTGTCCCTCAATAACATTATCTGAAATAAATCCCGTTCCAGAAACAGATCCAACTCTAACTGTAACTGCTTGAGTACCAACCGTTTCTGTATATCTATGAGTACCATTAGCTGTTAATGGATTTTTTATAACACCCAATTTTCTAAAATCATTAGATACTGTAAATTTATCATTTTCACTTTGTTCCAACCTAGAATTAACCATCACATAATTTGCTCCAGTTTCTTCAACTATATCATATCCATGTCCACCTTTTGGTGATATGATGGGTTTAACTATTCCACCTATACCAGATGCACTATAACCGTTTTGAATGACTTTTACTTCAGCTGAACCATAATTTGCTCCAACATCTCCTGCAAAAACCGCACCAATTGTTCCAGATTCAGAACCTTCTAAACATCTTGCATTTGCACCAACACCATCACCATAAACTTTAATTTGTGGAAATACATGAAACGCGCCTGTTGCAGCAGATGGTAAAGCTTCATCCAATGTAAAAATAGCTTTACTGTTATTTGCATCATATTCATATGATAGTACTTTTCTAACTAAATTATTAACATAGATACCAGAATTGTCATAAACACCATTGGTAACATTAACGCCAGATGTTAAACTAACAACTTTTGTTGTACTAGAATCATTAACACCATCCAAACATGAACCACTAAAAAATTGATATCCTGATCCTTTTTGTTCAACAGTATAAACTTCTATAGAACCATCTACAGCATTTGTCTCTATATCATATTGTGCGGAACCATCATCATATGCAATTCCAGTTGATCCAGAAAACCCAGCTGAATTTGCACTTCTTAATGTTTTTACAGGAATAAAATTTGGTGTGACAAACTTCAAAGCTTCTGCAGCAGTAATTGTATAAAGATATTTCCATTTATAATTATCTTGACCATACTTATCATCTATAGCACCTGATTCAGTACTAACAGAAATTGGTCTTGATGTTGAAACTGAATTATTAGCATTGTCCAAACACTTATAAACATTAAAGTCCGAAGTCATAACTATTAATGGACTAGTAGTATTAGAATGCATTTCTGGATCATCATGTGTATACATTGAATATACCGTATTTGATGTCCAATTATATCTTGGAATTACATGAGAAATATCTCCATAACCCACCTTTTTCATTGAGATCATAGAATCCCAAGGAGAATAAGTATTTTCAGTTTTTGTATCCAAGGGGATGTCTGGATCATTATCATCAGTCCATTCTGTTGTCTTTCCTATAAAAAGATAATAATGATCATTCAAACTCGTTGAGCCTTCTGAACCATCAACAGTAGCACCACCCCAAGCTGAGGATTCTTCAACGCTTTCTTTAAATTGCTTTGCGTTGTGTATTCTAAATTTTCTTGTTACTAAAGCAGGCATTATTAAAAACTCCTATGATAATTCTTTATGTTTATTTATATTCTTTTCATTATAGTTTGACTTTGTAATGTATAGTATGCTGGTACGTGATATGAACTACCAAGGTATCCAGAGTTCAATCTATGACTGACATGCTGACCTAAAACTATTCTATAAGGATCAACAGATTCAACTGTATGATATTGATATTCATTTATTGGTAGTCTCCAATCAATATCATTTGGCCCTTTTGCAACAACACCCTCCAAACTCATATTAGTATTTAGTTGTTCTATCCCAATTGTATTTCCATCTTCCATTAATATATCTTCATTAATACTTAAATAAGTTTTATCTAAAAATATATTATCATCTGCAGAAAATACATTTCTCATATCTGAATTTTGTTCAAAATAATATTCATCAATTGTATTTTTTCTATAATATCCAACCCTCTCATTTTCTAACATTTTTATTATACTAGTTGACCATAAATCTTTACTTGGTTTAAACAATTTAAAATCAACTTGATTATCTACTTGTCCTGCATTTAAATAATTTTTTAAAGGCCAATCAGACAATTGATATAAAATTGCTTCTCTCTTATCACCATCAATATTTTTAATTAAAAATTTTTGTTCCCTAATAACATCATTCAATTCTCCATCACATTGAACATATACTACATCATCTTCATTTAAATAAAACCCTGGATCTTCAGGTGGACCGGCGTTTCCACCATCCATTGTTTCTTCATATGATGATATATTATAAGGATTTGGTATATTATGTGTCCAACGTGTTAAACTAGGATGTCCACCATCCAAAGGACCAAACACATCATCAAGAATTAAAGATTTTCCACCATCAATATGATCATGAGGTTTTACTTTAATTTTAATATAACTTTGAGTTACTTCTATTTGTGAATTAATAGCATCTGATCCATTTTGTTTATCATCTGAACTTAGTGGTATTGTAAATGTTGTTCCTGAAGACTGATCCACCTCATTTTTAGGAATTAAATTACCATTTCTGTAAACCAACAATGAACCAGGATAATAATCCAAAGTTAATGTAATAGATGTTGAATTTACATTTATATCCATTGGTTCCAAATCATAATGATATTTTTCATATTTTACATCAATCAATTCTAAATTGTATGATTGAATTGTTGACCAAAATCTAACATCATGTGGTAAATGATTTTCTACTTTTAAATCATTTTCAAATGTGTTTGTAGCTACTGTAGAAATTGTTCCATTTTTTAATGGAACACCATCTATATAAACTATATCTTCAGTATTAATCTCAAAATACGTTTCCCAATTTTTTGCACCTGTAATTGTATATTCTGGAATTTGTAAATTGATCATTTGTTCATAAATGATACCCAACCATCTATAAACAGCATTGTTTTGAACTGCTCCCCAATTTATATCTCTTTTATTTTGTTCAAACAATCTTAAATCTAAAAGAGATCTAACCACAACTTCACCAAACATCCTAGTTCCTGCTGGATGAATTGTATTTAAAACTAAATCTCTATAATTATTAACATCTTGATCTGCCCATAGGACATATGAAAAATCTTGATAATAATTACTATCTTGAATTTTTTTATGAGAACTCAACTGGCCGTCAGATCCTTTATAATATCCATCATAATATCTTGTAGAGTCTAATGTTATTGTAGCGTTTGCTAAACCATCACCAGTATTACTAAAATCAAATCCTGGAGCGGTATTTGAAAAAGCTGCTCCTGGATTATCAATTCTTATACTTTTAATTGCACCACCAAGAATTGGAATACTTAAAGAACCATTAGTTCCCATTGTAAAATTTTCTGAATGATCATTAAGTTCTTTTAGATTTGAATTTGTTTTAATACTCGCAGTTGGTATTCCGGTATAATTTTTACCAAAAGACAATATTTCTATTTCACTTATTTCACCAAATGTTTTATCATAAAATGAAAAATTATCTAAAGTAGAATTAATATTAATCGGATCTCTAAATTTTTCTGATATAATATGATCACCTGATTCAGAAATTATTGAATCATTTGATTCTGTCAAAATAGATTCTCTATTTTGTGTAAATGATCCTTCAAAGTTTGTATTAGCACTTGTTTGAGAAAAATCAGGAGAATCTAATGTTATATCATTAGTATAAGGAATACTTGGTCCGGAAACTTCAGATACTAAGTGTGGATAGTATGCTTGACCTTGATCATTATAAGCATAAAGAGTATCACCATTAGTAAAAAGAGATCCTTCTGTTGATGTATATCTAAAATTTGTATTTGAATAAACATCTATAACTATTCCTTTTTTAGTAGAAAGTGCATCTTCATATACTGAATAATTTGAAATTAAAAATCCTTCTCTTATTGGAATATCTGTATTCGTTTCTAAAAACAAAACATGAGTCTGACAAACATCACACAATCTTTCATTGTTTATAGATTTTGTAAATAATGTTGTTGGTTTTAATGTTTTGACTTTAGCTCTGGCACTAGATACTGGTATTGTTGAATGATTATCAAAATCAACTGCATCATCCACTTGATATCCATTTCCTGGATTATCAATTTGAATTTTTACTACTTGATCTTGACTAGTTTCATTGATTGTCATTTTTGCTCCAACACCAGTTGCATTAACTAGTGGACAATCTTCTTCATCTAAGTAACCATTTCCACCATCTAAGATTTTTATAGATTCTTTATTGGGGTCTGTCGTCAACATCCCCAAAAGATTTGTATTAGCAAAGTGGCCGTCAGATTCTGCAGAAGTCGCTTCAATTTTTTCACCAAGCAAAAATTTTCCTATTGTATTTTTTAAATATAATTCAAGAACTTGTGTTGAAGCAACTTTTTTAAGAGAAACTTCAGTTACAAACGCAGACGCAAGTGATTCTTCACCAACAATCTCTTTAGCTATAAAATCATAATTTGATAAATCTGGAGAAATTTGTAAAGTTGTTTGGATAATCCATTCACCAGAAGAAGGTTTTAATATATCTACCTTTGGGTAGTAAAATTCTAAATTTTCTTGTAATCTTCCCCTAACAGGACCAAAAGCCATGTTAAACAGTGTCTTATAAGATCTTTCATTACCTTTTTCTAAATATAGTTCTCTAATTTTTGTAAGAAATAATTCTTTATCAACCTTTAACCATTCAGGATAATTTTCAAAAAATTCACCACGATTACTTCCAAAATATTCATTATTTACAGTATGTGGATCTGTCCAATCTATTAAACTTTTTGAAGCATTTAATGGATTTCTTTTGAAATGACTTAAATTTCCAGATGCGGAATCTGAAGAAACAATTTCACCTTCTTGAAAAATAATACTCTTAGTTTGATGTACATAAAGATAAATACCCTCTCCCAATTCTTCAGAAGTATCAATTGAAAGTATTTTTCCAACAGCTTTGGAATTTGCTCCACGGACATCTGTTCCTTCTATAAAATCTCCTGTAGAATCTTTAACACATAATTGAATAGATTCTAAAAATTGATAATAAGATTTTATAAACCTAACAAAATCAGGATTTTCATTTCTAATTACTTCAGGAAATTGAAAATCTACAACTGAAGATAAATTATTATTGACTAGAGCCATTAGTATTCAGATCCTGTTGAAGTGACAGTTGTTGTCAAAGAAGAATCAGATGTAAAATTTCTTCTTTCTAATGCATTAACATCTATCATTGTTATTGTTATATCTCTTTCTAAAATTTTCAAAATTTGTTCTCTAACAGGAACTAAATCTTGATATCTTGGTTCAATGTATATACTTACAATATTTCCTACAGCTGATACAGGTAAGAAAGCTGATAATTTTATTAATCCTGTAGAATAATTTACAGTACCAACATTTGATCTAACAATACTTTTATTTGTTCCAACCATTCGATATATTCTCAAAACACCATTTAAATCATCAATTCTACATGATGAATGTTGTGCTCCTAAATTGTCAGTATATGTAAAAGAAGTACTGTCTATCGCACCTTCATAATTTTGAAATGGATGGTTTATTTCATTATTCAATTTAAACTCATATGAAGTACTTAAATTATATGATGGTGTAAATGTTGTATAACATTTTATTGACATTAAAGCATTTGTAATACTATTTTCAGAATTTTCTATAAGATTTAATAATTTAGAATATTTAAAATTTCTACCAAACATTTTTAAATTAGAATTATTATAATCATTGATGGTATTTTTTACCAATGCTCCTATTTGCGAAGATCCAACCAAAGACTTAACAGAATCATACTTAACAATAACTTCAGGAACTATTTTGAAAATAACTGGATCAACAATAACAGGAGTAATTGACATCATTTTTCTTTCTGTCAATAAAGTATTGATTGCTGATCTTTGAGCAGAAGTTAAAAAATCTCCCGTTTTGGGTTTAACAACAATATAAACTCTTCCGTATACTGGATCACTTTCTTCTTCTCCACCCCATGTCTGAACACTATCTGCGTCCGGAAAATTTTGATATATTAATCCTTGATAATCTTCAGCAGTAACTGCTCTCTTTTGCGCAGCATATGTTTTTGGTGCATTAAATTTAATTGACTCAATTGTTTCTCTTTCTGATCCACCAAAAGAGGGAGATAAAGTTTTTGTAGAAACATTATTATATCCACCAACACTATCTGTAGGATTAAAAATAAAACACCCATTAGCTTCTTTTCCATTACATATTAAACATTTAATTTGAACAATGTTACCATCAGACAATCCTCTTGAAACATTACCATCACCAAATTCCACTTCATATCTACCATTGGTTGTTTCTGAACAAAAATATACGTTAGATGTTGGTTTAAGATCTGTAAAATCGCCCGCTTTTTGAAATAATGAATATGTTAAATCACTTTCTGACGGCCTTACAGTGACTTCAATAGTAGAAACATCAACATTAGAGTTTGGTATGATAAATCTTTGCTCAGGGTCGGATGAATCTTTTGTGTATGTAAATGTAGTTGGATAACCTTCTCTTAAATTTAATATAGATTGAAAATTTCCACTAGTTGATTTTTCAATGGTTGCACTGTCAAGTGTTGTAAATGTAAAAATTTTTCCATTTTTTACAGAATTAAATTTTGTATACTTATCAACTACAATAGAGTCTGGTGATCCCAAAGGAATTATATCAACCATTAATTGTGCTTCACTACCTTTCATAGATCTTGGCACATAATTTAACATTTTAGCTTTAGAAGAAACAGAAGATCTAATAGAAGCAGTTTCTAAAAACATTTCATTCGCTAACATATTCATATAATAAGCATTGTAGTGTGTATTATATGATAAAACATTTAAAATCTGATTCAAAGCTGACGCACTAAAATCATATGATGATAAAACAGATTGATTTGTTAAAAAAGATTTTAAATTAGCTTTAATTTGATCAAAATCTAAATCTGTTACATTTAATTTATTGTTAGAGATATCCATTATTGTATTTCCAAAAAGTCTGTTATTTTTACTATTTCACTTCTACCTATCTGTGAAACAAATATTACTATTCTATAACCATTTTCATCAGGCCGTGGTTCAACGTCAACACCTTTAAACTCTATTACATCAGATAAGTTTTTTTCAATAGCTTCTTTAATGTATTTTTTCATACCTTGAGCTGAAACATCATTCACAAACTCAAATAAAAAGTCTTCTAAATTACAAAAGAAATCTGGATCATATAAAGCTTCATTTCTTCTTGTTCTTAGTAAATATTTTACTCCTTGAACAATAACATCATCATCTCTTTTAATAAAAACATCATGCTTGATATCTTTAACAACAAAATCATTATCCCATCCAATCCTACTGATATAATTTTCAATATCTTTTTCTGAATGCGCTGGATTGACTTTAAAAGAAATAGATATATCAACTAAACCAGATTGACCTTTAGAAACAACTTCATCTAAAATTGCATCTCTCGACCTGTTTTCAAATCTCTCGTGTATTTTATCTCTCTCTAGAGAAGCGTGTGAATAAGCCATATTACTAATATTTATATGATTGTTAAGAAACACCTAAAAATGGTTCAAGAATCTCCATCGCCGAAGATTTAGAACTTTCTTCCCCCGCAGAACCTTGAAATGCCATAATTCCATATGTAAAATCTATATTTTCAGGTGGTGGATTCTTTCCGTTTACCAACTCTTTCCTAAATCTATTTGTTCCGCCAAATCCTACAGGAATATGTAAAAAATAAATTCCTGCATCAATAATTCCTATTTTTAATATATCAATAAATTCTTGTATCATCGCAATGATTTCTTCCAATTGTGGAATAATTTCATCTTCAATAAATCTTATAATATCATCAATAGCTGATACTGTTGTTGCAATTAAATCTTTTGACTTTTGTAATAATGTAACAATTAAGTTCAAAGCATCCCGAAATCCTGGTATTATACGTTCCAAAGTAACACTCTCCCAATCAGGATATGTACCTTTTAGATCATTAGTAACCTTTGGTTTGTCTAATTCTATATTTTCTGTATTAACAACACTCATATATTTTGGAGCTGGCAAAATTGTTCCACTTGAAGAATTTTTATAATAAGGAAAATATAAATGCTCATCTAACATATTTTCAAAAAAATTCTTCATATCTGCAGACAATGTTCCTGTTGGAAAATCAACTGCTGAAAAATCTTGAATCAATTTAACTGCTTTTAAAGATTCAGTTTTAGTTAATTTTAAATCTTGTAATTGCCATTGAGTGTGATCTATATCTAAAATTTCGTCAGGATCTTGAGCGACTAATGAATATAATAAAGTTTCCCATTTTTGTTTTGCTAAAAGATCTTCTGATGACATAACTACACCATAATCTGACATAGTATCATTATCCAAATCATAATTAATTGCGTTAGCGATTGCAGACAGTCTATCCATTTTTATTTTTTCCCATCTACCTCTAGCAACTTTTTCAATTACAAAAATTCCCAAATTTTCTTCACTTTGGGGACGAGTAGATATAAGACCTTGTAATGTTTCAAATTTTCTTTTTCTTCTTAACTTAATAGCTTCCAAAGATGTTTCTATATCATCAGATTCCATGTAAGAAAGAATTGTATGCTTATCAATTATTAAATTATTTTTTCTATCTTTATCAGAAACTAGTGAATTTTCAAGAGTAATCTTATTTGTCTCTTCATTAAATCTATCCATTTCAAGATTTTCAATTCTTTGATTCAATAATTCAATTTTATTATCAAAACTCAATGAATCTATTGGAATTATACCATCAGAAAATTCATAAAGTGAATTATTTAATTTTTCTTCTAATTTATTATCAGTAGAAGAATTAAATACTTGAGTTTCTAATTCTTGTTGAAATCCTGCTTCTAATTTTTTGACCTGTTCTATACCAGAAACTAATTTGATATGTAAATTATCATATACAGCACCAGGATGTTGTGGAAAATATTCTGGAAGTCCTGTTTGTGTACTATAACCCACACTTTCATTCCAATCATCTTCTGCTTTTTGTTGAGCTTCTGCAATTTGTTCGTTTGTTGGTTCAGGAAGTAAACCCGTTGATTCCTGATTAAGTTCCACACTAATTAAGTTTCTTCTATTTTCCGTTAAAATTTCATTAATATGAACATAATATCTTAATCCAATATAATCTTCTTTTGCATCTTCAAAATGCATAACCATTTGTGATTTAAACCCTTCATTCTCTTCTTTTAAATCTGCAATTCTTTTTTGAATGTCTCCTGAAGGATAATAAACTTCAGCAGATTTTTGTCGAATATCACCATACAATCCTTCTGATGTAACATTTTGTATTTCTGATAAAATTAAATTTAAACTATTTAATTTTGATTCATAACTTATGATATTATTTTTAGATGCTTCAAGCTTTAATTCATTTGTCGATATATTTTCATTTAATTGTTCAATTTTTCCTTGAATATCTGCTACTGCAGATTTTTTAGAAGCCTCAGAATCAACATTTGGCCCTGAACTTCCTCCTGATAAATCTCTTAATTGTGATTCTTGTCTTTCAATTATTTGATCCATAGAATTAATATCCATCCATAATGTAGCTTCTTCTTGATTTTTTGGCAAATCAATAATTGGAAAACCTGATTCATCTTTAATTTCTGCTATAGCGTCCATTCCCAATGTTCCAGTTGAAAGTGAAGAAAAATAATCTCTAGCCTCATCTTCAGAAACTTCAAGAAAATATGTTAAATCCCTTCTGTAAGTTTCTTCATCAGAATTAATTTTATTAGAATAATGCAAATGAGCTTCTATTAATTGTTTTTCTTCCATATCCCCAGCAGCAATTGATCGGTCTAACATTATCATATTAAAAACTTTTTCTACATCTTTATCATCTTGTAATGGGGTTCCATTTTTCAATGTAAAAATTGGAACTCTACCAAAATTATTCCAATAGTCTTTCCAATCTCCTTCAGCCCGAGTTGTAAATCCCCCTCCGGCACCATCCCCACTCATTTCATCAAGAGGTTGCAAATAATCCGGATCTTGTGTTTCTGCAGTGGCCTCAATTATTTCAGCTGAATCTTCCGGAGAAGTTCCAACTGCATCATTATCTACGGGAGTTTCCCACCATGGCTGAGCTTGTGTTTCTCCTGTATCTTTATTTAAATTGCGGAATCCTGAAACCTCCACCTCAATCAATACATCTCCTGGTTCCGTATCAATTTTAATATCATTATGTTGTACAATAATTTCTTGCCTATATCTAATTTTTGTTTTTTGTGATCTTGAATTAAATATATCAATTCCTTGCTCATTTGCTAATCCTGTTTCAGGACCAACCATCATCTCTGTGTTTTCAGCTTCATAATAATCAACAGTTCCTTGTGATGCTCTAACAGCACGACCATCACTATCCATAACTTTATCTTGCCCTGCCGCTGATGGAACATCTATTTTTTCAGCTGGCCCAACACTGATAACTTGCATAACTTCTTTTGTTCTTAAATTTTTTAAAAGAACTTTATCTTTATTATATTTTGTTATTCCACCACCATATCTATCTACATTATCAGAATTATGTCCCAATCTCCAAACATCTCTTGATCTTAATAAATTCGCATCCTCACCAGCAGTCAATGGCCATTCATTTGGTGGTGGATTATTAAAATTATTAGGAGCACATAAATTTTCAACTATTATTGTTTCAGTTCTATACTTATATGATGAATTTAAAGCATTAAGTGCGATATTTGCTGCTCTTGCCAAAGGACCGAATCCACTAAAATAATTGTAAAGTTTTACTATTTTTTCTGCCAATTTTGTAGGATCAGTAACACCCGCTATTATAACCAAACCCCCAATTCTCGCATTATCAGAGAATAAAGGTCTTTTGGGATCATCCTTATCATCAAAAGATGCATTCATTACTTCTATCATCTTTTTTGGTGTACAAATATTTCTATCCAATTTTCCAAAAAGTAAAGTTGACATCGCATTACGCAAAAGCTTAGAAGGCATATTATACACTGTATTTGCATTCACATACACTGGTTCTTTAGTTGTTTTATTATAAATTTTTCCATTATAAATTAAATACTTACTTGGTTGATTCGCATATTCCCAAACTTTTTGTCGATATGGATTACGAACCCCAATTCCAGGATACTTTAATAAATTATCATCCCATTGTCTAGACTTTGCTCTCAATACATTGATATCCATAATAGGCTGTATATGAAAAAACATAGTATTTGTAAAAGGATCAATTGTAAGTCCTGATAAATTAAATCTACTAAATTCCAAATTATAATCTCTAGGTTTTACTCCATGATCTTTTTCATTTAATTGTTGACTATCAATTAAAATCCAATACATTCCCGCACCCATTATGTCATCAATTGTGCTTTTTGCTAATTCTATTAATTGTTCAAGAGCTAAAGCGGCTGGATTTAAAGTAGCTAACGCCAAAGCTCTATTAGCATACATTAAAGTTTTACCAGCTTCCATTGCAGACTTATAACCATTGACCAATGTTTGTGTTTTTTCTATAACTTCAGCAAAAGCCTCATTGGTCTGAAAACTAACACTCAACCATTGGTTATTTAATCCTGCCTCCCTAAAAATTTTATCTCTTTCTTCGCCAGGAAGAGCCTGCCAATCTCTTGGAGAACCGCCTTTAGTGAGTCTAACTTTATCAGGATTACCAGGCATTCCAGAAATTTCAGCGGTATTGCCTCTCCAAACTTTCTTAGCACGTTCTGCCGCTTCTGCAGTTTTTTTGGAAAATACACTCATTTATTTTTTCTCTTTAACCTCTTGTTTCAATGATTCTAAATTTGAACCAATTGCAGATTTTGTAAGTTTTAACACTTTTAACAATTCTTCTAATTTATCAAGAGTTGGATTTGGTGGCAACTCTTCTTTAGTTGTTTTCCATCTCAATTCTTTTTCAGCTTCCATAATATTTACCCCTTCCATTCAAAATATCATATTGGTTTCTTTTGTCTCTAATTGATTTATAACGAAATTTTATAGCCTCTACTTCATCTACAACATTTGATATAAGATTAATATCATTACCTAAACTTAAATTAACCGCTTCATATATTGTTCTACCATAAGGAACTAATGACGTTGCGGACTTAGCTGGTATTGCTGAAACTCTTATAGCAGGTAAAGATCCACCACTTGATTGTGATCCTGTATAAGTCGGTTCACCAATTCTAGAATTGATTTCTACAATTCTAGCAGTAATTTGTGTACTGGCAGTGTCCAAAGTCGCTTTTAGTGTCAATGCATCACTAGTATCAATTGTATCACCACTTGGATTAGAATCAATATCATTAAAGTGTGCTTCAAGATCATCAATATCTTGTTTCGCTGCTTCAATTGCATCATCAAAAGATTGTGCTGCATTTTTCTTATTTACATCATATTCTGCTCCATTGGAATCTTCTATAATTGGATCTCTAAACTCCCTCAATCCATCTAAAGCTACTATTTTGGATTTAACAAAATCATAATCTCCCGCCACCAAACCATTATTTGTGTCACCATTTTTCATGTGCATTAAATCATTCCAAGCGTGTGTTGTTTCTTGAATTTGATATCCAAGAGAAATTTTCCATCGTGGATCTTGTTGGGTTCCTGAGTTGTATGTATTCCAAGTAAATGCATGAGTGTAAATTATGTCACCCACTACATAAGATCCCGTACCAGATTTGGCGTAAATAGTTACATCTGGTACATTAGGCGGTTGAGAAGTATAGACAGAAGTTGTAGTAAACGAATCTTCAGTTCCCCAAGTAAATGTTTTATTTATACTTCCTATACCGTTTTCATTAGCCACTGAATGGGACGCAGACCAAGGACTTGGTACTGTTCCAGGAGTTGTGCCACTTGTAGAACTAACTGATTTTGGAGTTCGGTCATGAATTACTTGAAGTGCGGATCTTATTCTGTCTATAGAGTCTGTTAAAATTGTTGTTCTTCCATCTGCATATTTTGCTAAAGGTTCCTCTCCACGTCCCGCACCAGATTGAGGTATTGTTGTTGGTGATATTTGAAAAGTTGTATATACTGTTTCTGTCCACGTATGAGTACTATTAGAATTTTCTACTTCTTCTGAATCAATTGTGGGATGAACTTGTATTAAAGGATTTGGTAAGTAAAAAAACTTTGCTGCCGCATCAATCATATATCTATAATCACCAATATTAGTACCACTATTATCTTTTCTATTTTCATCATATTTAACAAATCTACCAACAAAAATATCATTCATTCCCATACTTTGTGGTTGTACACCTGTATCTGTCCCATATTCATTTCTCGCACCCTCAACTGCAGGATTAAATGGATTCAATTCAACATTTGGATAATTTCCTGAATGTTGACCTACTTCATTTCCACTAGAAAGTAATTCTGGATCAGCTGACTTAAATAAATCCATATTTCGATAAGGATTAACAAATACTCCCAATCTAGTATCATATCCATTATTATCTAATAAAGTTGATTCCTCTGGTGTTTCATTTACTTCTGAATAATTTGCATCATTGTCTCCCAAAGATTTCCAATTAGGATTAGGTTGCATTCCCTCTGTAACTACTTGAGCTAAAGCAAATAATGTATGTTCTTCAGCTATTAAATTTTTTACTTGAATTTCTGTGTCCGTAAAAACTAAATCCAAATTGGAATTTAACATAATAATATTTTCATCAGTATTAACAGCTGTAACTGTTAAATTAGAAGACCAATCTGAATGTGATAATTCTGAACCAATGCTTACTAAACTAGCATTAGAAGTTAATATTCTATCAGAAGCATTATTACTTAAAAGATCTATGATAGAATTGGCAGTTATTGTTATGTTTTCATAAACTGGTTCAAATCTTTTTAATCCTAATGTTTCACCAATATTCGGCGGTTTTGCAGCTGTACCATTTGATCCTTGGTCCAAATCATGTGATAATGTTATAAATTGATCACTTGTACTATTATATTCTACTGTTCCAATATTAGCATACGCAAACAATTCATTCCAATTTCCTTCTTCATTTTGAATATCATCACCAAAAGGAACTGTATTTCCAAATTCCATATTAACTGATGGATTAAAATATGCTGTATTATTACTTGAAAAATCCAATAAATTTCCTGTTTCTCTACTTCTAACAAAATAATAATCACCAATATAATTACTATATGTGTTTGATGTACCATCTAATTCTACAGAAGTTTCAGTACTTCCAGAAGTATTATTTAAACTTATTGAATAATTATTATCAATATTTTTAACCAATACAACAAATTTTGGTTTAGAATTAGTTCCTGAAGTTAAAGATGGAAAAGAAAAATCAGTTAAAGATGAATAAGAAGATGATGATTTTAAGTCATAATATAAAACATCACTACTATTTGCTCCTAAACAATTTGCTCTAATTTTAGAAAGTTCTAAAGCAATATCATGAAGATTTTGTCCTGATCCATAATCATTATACAATGGTTCACATAAATGCTGAAACGTATCTTCAAACAATTCTATTTCTTTAATAGAAGTTAATCTTGAATCAATAACCTCAAATGGAGCGTTATTCAAATCACTAACTAATTCATCAATTTTTTCATTTCTTGTTGTCATGACGGCGGTCCTGATACTACTACTGGTGGTGATCCAGGTATTACTGCGGTTATGGTTATTGTTGTTGTATAATTATTTATCGCTTGTGATAAATTTTCTCCAAACATTGCACCTTGTGGTGGATATTTTTGAAATATCATTCTTAAATCAGAAAGTAAACCTGCGGGGACTGTAACAACTGATATAAATCTATTAGTTGTTAAGGTCATAAAACATTGATTTATTTTTCTAGCAACATTTGCACCAACAATTGCTCCTGAAGGAGATCTTCTTTCAAAAATATTTGCTAATTGTGGTGTTAATGTTTCCAAACCAGACATACTAACAAAAGTTCCTCCTGCTGGGTCCATTAAACCACTTGTATATTGTCTTATTCCATTTGTTATAATACGTGCTGCCTCAAAACCTGTAGCATTATATTTTCCAAATCCACTCATTAATGTAGATTTTAATCCTGGTAAATTTAAAGCCATAATTATCCTAAATTACACATGCAGCAATTTTTAGTTTTAAAGCCTGAAGTTGTGCTGTATTCAATGGTGTTCCACTATTTCCTGATCCTGTAGGTACAGTAATTTTTGCTATTTCATCTATCAAATCATCAAAACAAGATTTCAAAGATTTTAAGGAAGATCCTATAGACATTGGTGCCTTTGAACTTAGTGATATAATACCAGCATCTAGAGCCATAGCACCAGGAGTTTGTGCGGTTATTACTGCTGGAGCCATGAAGAATTTTCCTAACGTACCAGATTTTCCAAGAAACATATTAATATATCCTGTACTTCCCTCTGTCAACTCTGCCACACCAATTTCTATCGGACTTACCCCACTTTTTATGTTTATTCCTCCACCAGGTAAAAATGGTGTACCCGTACAATTTAAATTAATTGAACCAAGTTCTGTTCCTACATTTAAATTTCCAGCAATAGTTTTAATTTTTACAGAACCTTCAGATTGAACTATAAAATTTGAAGTATTTGCTTGTAGTGTTCCAACAGATTTTATTCTCACACCACCTGTCGACTCTAATGATAATCCAGAACCACCTACAACTTTTGTTCCTGTGCTACTTAAAAAATAATCTAAACTTTCAGAATTAAAACTTCCATCTGGTGCTTCAAAATAATAATTTCCTGATTCAACAAAAGAATAATGAGAACCACCTGAACCAACTTTAGTAATAAAGTTTGAATCACGGTTTCCCGCTCTTTTATTAACATAAAGTTGATAACTACCATCTATTGTTTCTATTTTATGATTAGAAACGTGTTGATATAAGTTATCATGAATTATATTATATAATTTATTTGTTGTTTTATTAACAACATTTCCTGAAGGATGAAATTCTATAAAAGATCCTGATCTATGATATAAATGTATTCTTTCTGAATCAGGAGTATCATCCATTTCAAATACATGACCACTTTCTGTTTGTGTTACATGATTATAAGGATATCTTGCATTATATGGAGATGAAGGTTCCCTAAAAGTTGTTATACTTGGCGGAATTCTTGGTATTTTATGCTTTTTTTGTGAATTTTCTGATAAATCACCACTTGGAGAAACAAAAGCTTCCGCGGTGAGGTTTCTCATCATCATTTTCACAGGTGTTCCATGACCAGTAGATTGACCAGCTGTTGGAATATTTAAATGTCCCGCCTTTTCAATTGAATCTCTCTTTCTTGCAATAATAGAAAATGGACTTTCAACCGATTTTAAATTTTCACTACTTCTTAAACCTGAAGAAGTATCATAAAATCCTCTAGCTAAAGGTGGAGTAGTTGGTTGATTCAAATAATTAAAATCTGGAAATGGTGAAATTTCTTGTTGTTCCATAATAACAACTGGACCTTTAGAAAAATCTAAAGAATCTGGTTCTCTAGGAACTTTATTTACTGTTTGTTGATTATCTGCTCCGTTAATAAGAGATCTTATTTGTTTTTTTAATGCGGAACCATCAAGCATATGCTCATCAGTGTAAAAAGAATTATCATACGCTCTTGCATCATGAAATCCTTGAGTTAAAGTGTAAATAGACCTTGCATCTTGTTCAGGTATTCCAGGTAATGTCCCTAACATGACCGGATCTTGGCCTGATTGACCATCCTTGAAAAATCCCATAACCCATGTTCCTTCAACAGGACCAACTGGTGCTTGACCAACTGCTGTTTGAGAAGCAGAAGTTATAGGCATAAGTGGAAAAGCCCAAGGTAAATCATCTGTTGGCATTAAATTTTTATCTTCAGTATGCCAACCCAAACACCTAACTTTACATCTACCCAAATATAATGGATCGTGTCTGTTTTCAACAACACCTATCCACCATACAAATTCCAAACCCATAGATTCGTGTGATATCATTATCCTATTACTTTCATTGTATCTATATTATTTTCTTGATCTTCAAAAGGATCGTCCCCAGTATACATACCCGGTCCAATTAAAGCATTTCTATTTACCGGTTCAGGCAATTTTCTAGACAAACTATCTCTCATTATATGTAAATTTAAAATGTGGTCAGTACTAGCTGAATCTCTTTTAAAAACATGAGAAAGTCTGGTAACAATAAAATTTCCTGAAACTAATGTATTACTTCTCAATCCAGAGGATAATTGTGAGGCGGAATTAATTTCTTCATTTAATGACGTTGGTATATCTAAATTAATTATATCACCGACAGACCTATGTGTATTTCCCTTAACTTTTATATTGTAAATGAAACTATTCAACAATAAACCTTGCATTTTTCTTCTACTATGCCAATGTTCAATATCATTATCTCTTATACTAGGATCTTTTACAAAAATATTACTATCCGTTCCTGCTCCAAATTTCATCTGACAACCCTCATTTGTTGAAACTAAAGAAACATTTGATAAAGGACTGTTTAAAACATCAGACGCAGCAGATACTACGGAATTATTAGAAAATGAATAATAATTTAAAACATTTGACCTTACTAATTGTTCCATTTTTGATTCAGAATAACTTGATATATTTTCACCAAAATCATTTAAAACATTTTCAGGATCTTCTTCCACCATTGCACCAGTGGATCTATCAAAGGTTCTACTACCTAATCCAGATCTTAATGGTTTTAGATAATGTAAATCATGAATATCATATTTCATTCTAAGCATATTATGTGCTATTAGTCTATTTGCATACATTCCATTTTTTAAATTTTCATCAACTTTAATTGGTGAAATTCTAGAATATTCACTAATATTATGAGAACTATGAACAAATTTTTTATAAAAATCTTGTTCTGGTATACTTTCTGGTGCTTGAAAATAAGAAAATGTAGATGGATTTTGCATTAATGATTCAATAGATTGAAATCTATATCCATATTTTAAACTTTCAAAAAATGTAAAAGAAGCACCTGTACTTTCAACATCAGCTGATTTTGATCGAGATGCTAAAAAAGTTAAAGCATCAAATGGAGTCATATTAGGTATAACAATATTATGATCATTAGACGTATCTTCTGCTAAAAAATCTTTTGTATAATCATGAAACCAACCATTACTCATATGGTTTTTTATGTAGTTATCATAAATGTCTTCAGCCATTTCTTTGGTTGTTTTTGATTTATATGTTTTTTGTACTTTTGTTTTAAGATTCAAAATATATTCAATACTTTTAAATTCTAATGTGTATACAAAAACTCTTGGATTTTCTGGATCTTGATTAAATGCACTAACTTTAACTACTCTAAAAATTTTATCAATTTCGTCTTCAGATGTTGCACCTTTTGTTTTAAAAGTAATATGTAAAAATTCTTCACCTATGATTGGCATTCTTTCATAAAGACCTACTGAATCTGTTATAGTAATATAACCATCAACATAAGGAGAAAATATATTTTCCCTTATTTCAATTTGTGAAAAAACAAATTGTAAATCTACTGCTATTGAAAAATTATTAGGACTTATCAATGAAAGTCTGCTAATTTCTACTTCTCCAGGATGATGAGGGACATCATACATATGCCTTCTCATCGCCTGATCATTCAATAACATTTCATCTAATGTTGCCATTAAAATCCTGTTGTGAAAAGTTCTCTTGCATTTGTCAAAATATCTTCAACATATATATTTTCAATCAATTGTATATTCTTTTTAGAATCATTAAGATCTTGTTCATATTGATAATTAGTAACCAGTTTACCTCTATCCGTGCCCAATTGAACCAATCTTCTATATTCCTTTTCATCAACTTCAATTGTTCTTTCAAGAATTTCTGGATTATCACCATCAGCTTCACTGTGTGGTTGAATAATTTCCTCATAATGATGAATTGTTTTAATTGAATTATCCAAGCTACCATATTTTGATATGATGAATTTTCTCAAAGCTTCAGAGGACATCGGCCATTCAAATTGTGGATCAAAAATATTATTTGATAAAAATACAATCCATGTATATTTTATTGAACCATAATATTCATTAGCGATGTTATCAGGTCTTTGGCCATCAGGAACAATATAGGGATAATAGTTGATTAAATCATCTTTAACAAACTTTCTTAATCTTGTTCTCATAGTAATATCGGTAATCAATTTTTGATGAACATCATCAATTTGTTCTCCTGAATTATTTCTACCTTTATCCAATCTATAATAAAGATTAGGAATGTATCTAAAATATTCTGACATTAGTTTCCTTTAATAATCATGATATTTACCATGAACGTAATCATCATCTGTAGCTCTAAAATCTTGACCATAATAATTTTGAAGATCTGTTGTCTTACCTTCATACTCCAAAATAAATTCTGTTTCTTGAAAAACTAAATCCAATTTTGTATGAACAGGCATTGGTTCTTGCCCTTTTTCGGGGGGATCATAAAAAGCAGGGCCTTGAGGTCCATCAAAATTAACATTCATTTTTGTTAAAACTGATCTTTTTATTCCCATTTGTGAAAATTCTTTTGTTCCTCCATCTGTTTTTATATAAAAATCAATATGAAATTCATGTGGGAATCCAAAATAAACACTTTTTAATTTCCAAAAATCTTTCATCTTAGGTAACATTTTTTCTTTAAATGTTTGTACTATTCCAGCAACTTCTATTGCTTCTTGATAACTTCTTGGCCAAAAGTCAAATGAAAAATCATGTGTTCTAAAAGCACCTGGTCCTTGATAAATTAATGAAGAATGAGGATTAATAGCAAATCCCATTCCAGCCTTTAACGGATTTAGTAATCCACCACTTGCCGCTCCACCAACAGCTAATGTCGCAATAGAACCACCAGCATCACCAAGATTATTTACTGTTTGTTTAAAAACTATTCCTGGGTCCAAACTACCTGTATCAGAAATTCCTTTTGCCACCCCACCAAGAACCGCTGAAATTCCTGCGATGATTGGACTTTTGGTTACTAATGAACTTAGTGCCGCTGGACCAGCAACTGCAGCTAAATTTGGTAATCCTTGTTCAAAAACTCTACCACCTCTAAATTCTTCATACTTTCCTTCAAATGAAGTTTTTAATGCTCCAGGTGGAATATGTAAAGCGATCAAAGATGATGTTCCTGATAAACCACTACTTCCTCTATTTCCAGGCCCACCGGGTTTGACATAGAACATTACAAAGTTTTTAGTATCTGATTCATCTTGTGCTAAATTTTGTGGAAATTTTCTAATAGCAACAGACGTATGACTTCCCTTACCTCGCACTTCTGTTGCTCTACCAAGTGGTACTTGTTGTGCTGCCGCTAACATTACTTGTGATGGATCAGCCATTTTATTCTTTCCTCTATAAATATAATATAACTAACAATTTAATCTATTTCTATTTATTCAGATGATTAAAAAAGGTAAATATAAACCAGTGAACCCAAATAAATATAGAGGAAATCCAACTAAAATTGTTTATAGATCTGGTTGGGAAAAAAAAGTTATGGAAAAACTGGATTTAAGTCCACAAGTTGAAGAGTGGGCATCAGAAGAAGTTGTAATTCCATATCGATCACCATTAGATAGAAAAATTCACAGATATTTTCCCGATTTTTGGGTAAAATTTGCCAATAAAAAGGTCGTAATCATTGAAGTTAAGCCAAATAGAGAGACAAAACCACCCAAAAAACGTGAAAAATCAAGAAAATTCATCAACGAAGCTAAAAAATTCGCAAAAAATGAGGCAAAATGGAAGGCCGCGGAAGAATTTTGTAAAAATAAGGGTTGGCACTTCCTAATTCAAGATGAATATGATCTAGGAATCAAAAAAAGAAGAAAAAAACATGGCAAAACTTAAAAATAGTCAAAATTTTGTTGATATTCTATCTGATGTTATTAGAAGAAAAGAAATATCTCAAGAAAATAAGAGATCTGCTCAATGGCTTAGGCATCAAATTAGAAATTTTAGAAGAAATTTGAATGTTACGTTTGATGATACTAGTATGACATCAGAACAACTTATAGAAAAATCAAAATTGATAAGACCTAGATCAATTAATGAAGCAAAATTGACTTTATTTCAATATAGAGCAAAACATGCTAAAAAATTACCATATTATGACAGATTTCCTATGTCAATGATCATTTCTAAAGAAAGTGATAGATTTTGGGGATTAAATTTTCACTATTTACCATATTCTCACAGAGCTAGATTGTTAGATGCGGTAAGATATGGTGCAAGAATAAATTGGAACTCTTTAAAAAAGAATAAAATTGTTGCACCATGTATAAAACAATATTTAATTAGTCATGTTCAAGGAACAAATGGTATGACTGTTGAAGGAACTGATCAATTAAAATTTGTTATATTTTTACCAATAGAAAATTTCAACACAAGTAAACAAAAAGTCTGGAAAGACTCATTAGGAATGCTATAATGTATACATCAACTTCTTTCATATCAAAATTACAAGAACATGGCGGAATATCAAAAGCCAATAAATTTTTATTAAAGTCCGTGACTCTACCAACAACTAATCCAAAAGTAGCAAATCATTTTAACACTCTTGATTACAATAAAAGTTTGGAAGATATGTCATATTTTTGTGAAGCTACAAATTTTCCTGGAAGAAATTTAGCAACACAGAGTTTTAGAACAGGAAGTGTTTCAAGAGAATTTGTACATTCAAATAATTTTAATGATACTTTAACATTAACATTCAATCTAACAGATGATATGTTTGTGAAAAACTTTTTTGATGATTGGCAAGAATTGATTATGCCATTAACAAATAAAAAAAGAAATAGAGAGTATTTAACAAACAACATCCAAGTTTATCCTAAAGATTATTATGGAACGGTTGTGATCTGTAAATTAAAAAAAGATTTAAGTACAACTAGTAATAATTATGAAAAAGAATATATGATACAACTACATGAAGCTTTCCCAAAACAAGTAAATCCAATAAATTTAAGTTTTTCATCAAATGAAGTAATGAAGCTTCAAGTTGTAATTGCCTACTCTCGTTGGCAAAGAATTTATCAATAATTATGGAGAAATATTATGCCTTTACCAAAAATTGATGTCCCGACATTTTCAACAGAATTACCATCAACTAGAAATCAAATAACATTTAGACCATTTTTAGTTAAAGAAGAAAAAATACTTCTTATGGCTAACCAAGGTGAAGATGAAGTTGAAAAAATTAATGCAATAAAACAAATTGTAAACAATTGTATGATATCAGAACTTGATATTGAAAAACTACCAACATTTGATATAGAATGGTTGTTTTTACAACTAAGAATACATTCAATTGGTGATGTTATTGATATGCAATTTAAACATTCTGATGATTCAAATCCATGTAAACATATAACACAAATGAAACTGGATTTAAAAGAAGTAAAAATTCAATATAATCCAATACACAATAAAAATGTAAAAATAACTGATGATATTACACTTATATTAAAATATCCAACATTAACCGCTGGACTATTATCATTAACAGATGATAATACTGACAACATAATAGAATTTTTATCTTCAGGTATTGAATTTATACAAGAAGGTGAAAAAATGCATGAAACTAAAGATTATACAAAAGAAGAAAGAATAGAATTTTTTGAACAATTGACGCAAGAACAAATGTTAAAAGTTCAACAGTTTTATGAAACTTCTCCAACAATATATCATGAAATAAATTACAAATGTCCAGCTTGTGGTAGTGAAGAAATCGTTATTCTTAGGGGCTTGCAGGATTTTTTAGGATAGCGCTCAATCATGAAAATCTCGAATCTCATTATTTGACGAATTTCGGATTGATGCAACATCATAAATATTCACTGACAGAGTTAAATGAAATGATGCCTTGGGAGAGACAAATATATCTTGAATTATTAGTAAATTGGTTAAAAGAACAAGAACAAAAATTAAAAGAACAACAACAACAGCAAAGATATTAATATGGCACAAGCATACGGGGGAACAGGAACTAAATCTTTTGGTCAACAGCAATTAAGACTTGGTAGATCAGAAAGTTTAGCAGATTTCGCAAGAAATTTACAATCACAAACTACTGGTAATTTAAGAAGAGCAACAGAATCAAAAATGATGGGATTAACATCATCTGCTTTGGGTTTTCTTCCTGGATTTGCTCAAGCAAGTATGTATGGAATGTTATCTAGTCCATTTGCAAGAGGAACATCTAGTCCTGTTTCAAGAGTACAATCATCTGGTAGTCCAGGACAAAATACATTATGGATGAGTAATTTAGAAAGATTATTTAAAGAACCATTACCCGTTAAAATTATATCAGATCCATTAGCTTTCATTGAAGCAAAAAGAGAAAACGCACCAAAAATAATAGAAGGAACATCAAAAAGAGTAGGTTCTGAAGAAAGAGCAAAAGGATTTGATTTAAAAAGTTTAGGTTTAATGGGTTTAGGCGGACTTATTATTGCAGCAATGACAAAATTAAGAGATTATATTGAAGGTTTAGAACTAGATTCTTCTGAATGGTTTACACAATTACTCCCAGATGATCTTCTTGGTGATGGTTTATCTTTAGGTAGTACAATATTAGCATCACTAGGAGTAGCTTCATTAGCAAGAACATTAATATTTGGAAGCCCATCAGGTAAAGATGGTAAGGGTCCAAGAAAGGGTGGACTATTACGTGGTTTAAGAGCAGTCTTATTAAATCAATTTAGAAGTATAGCTTGGGTAAAAGCTCTTACAGGATTTAAATTTGGAGCAGGAAGCGCATTTGCTGGATTAGGTATTGCTGCTGCAATGAGTAAAATAGGTTTTTCAGTTCTACCTATAATATTTGACGGTATTGCTGGATATTTTAAAGCTGAAGAATGGGATACCTCAAAATTTTCTGCAATAGTTGGCGCTGCTCTTGGTGGAACTAGTTCTGGTGGAGTTGGAGCACTTACTGGTGCAGTAAAGGGTGGATTTGCAGGAATGGCCATTGGATCAATATTTCCAGGACCAGGAAATATTATTGGATTTTTAATTGGAAGTATATTGGGTGCAGTTCTTGGTTATTTTGGTGGAGAAAGAATCGCAAAAATGATGGATGCAATTGGTAAAGAAGCTGATTCTATATTAGATTCAGCAAAGAATCCTGAGAATTGGATCAATCCAAGTGGTATTGGTGCAATGCGTTGGCCCGGTGACTCAAAAGGATATCGAATGGATAGAAAAGGGATGGATGAAGGCGCATTTATGTATAAAAATGATATGGATAATCCAAATTATGATCCTTCTAATGTACCACTTTCATTCATTTTTAAACAAAAATATAGTGTCCCTGTTGAAAAATATTATGCTAGTATGTCTGATACAGATAGAAAACTAATTGAAGATATTTCAGGACTCACCATTAAAGAATTAGTAGATAATGGATATTATATTTTTCCCCCAAGTCGCATTAACGCCGAAATAATGAAAAAATTAAATATTAATCCAGCTGATTTAGAAAATTATACGCGACCTATGAAAGAAGAAGATTTCTACAAGAAAAATCCGGATTTCTGGGATAAATTTTTCAACCCTTATGAATCTGGTATTTTTAGAAGTGATCCAGATGATAATTTTGAAGGTACTTTTTTACCAAACCCAGCGAAATCATTAGAAAATGGAATGATGCTTGGATGGAATTCCTCTCTCATGAACTCACCAGGTTATGGTGGAAATAGTTCTTCACCAGTTTTTGTAGATAATAGTTCACCTTCTCATATCACAACAGGTGGACATAGTTTTAATTTTAATGTATCTTCTAGTGCAACTGACTTGATGGGGCTTAAGCTTAAATTAAATTACGGTTAAGCCCCAATTACTAAACTAATTACTGTTCATTTGCCAATTTTTGAAAATATGACAATGATTCATCAGTTTCGTCTTCAGCGGTTGAAGCAACAGTTTCTTGAACAGGAGTGTTCATTGATTGGCCACCTTCAAATGGAACTTTATTAGGATTAGACTTTTCCATCATTTCAGACATCCTATTTGATTCTACTGGAACTTGAAGTTCAGTATCAGCGTTTAAAACTCTATCCAATCTAGATTTAAGATCAGAAAATTCTTTAAACTTTTCTGGAGCAGTAAATTCTATCAAAGAATTTTCTGACTTCCAAAGAGCCTCAAGTCTTGTATCATCACCATCATAAAGTGGTGATGGTGAATCAAATTCAGATTTATCAAAATTATTAAATCCATCAACTTTTCTAATCTTCAATCTAAAGTCCGCACCTTCCCAAAGATCAAATGGATTAATTGGTGTTTCATCTTCAAATTGAGGATTCATAAGATCATTAACTTTATCAAAGATCTTTTTACCATATTTGAAAAGTCTCACTTGACCTTCATTTGCTGGATTAGCAGGATCTTTAACAATAAGAACATTTGAGACATAAACTAAACGTCTCTTTTGTTTACGAGCAATGTCTTTGTTTGCTTCAATTCCAGAATTCCACAAAGTAGAATTATATTCACAAACAGGACATTTTTTACCAATAGTAGTTGGACATTCTTCAATGTACCATCCACCAACTCCTTGAAAACCATGATTCCAAGTTTTTGCCCAAGGCAAATCTTCATCTGGTGGTGCGGGAAGAAACCTAATAACCGCATAGCCATTTCCAGACTTGTCTAGATCTGCTTTCCAGAAGCGAGTATCTTCAACAAATCCTTTTGAGGATTCTGTTTGTTCTTGAAGTTTTTGGTTGATTTTGTCAATTGATTTTTGACGGGATTTTTTTAAATCAGAAAATGAATTCATCGTATCTCCTTATATTTGATTGTTTAATATATTTCATCTGATTCACACTATACATAATATTATACTCTATTTATAATCAAATGTCAAGTCGGGTCAACATTATTTTTTTATATTTTGATATATCATCTATTTTTAAAAATGGATCATATTTAATCATTCTGCGGCAAACATCTGGCCAAACAACCTTATCAAGTATTTTATTATTCCAATCACCAATAAAAGATAATATTTTATTCATAATAATTGCAGACTCTAAACTAATATGTCTTCCCAATACTTGTTCTAATAAAACAGGATGTTGACCTTGTTCAACAGTAAAAATTCTATCAAACCCCAACTCTAAACCCAAATCACTATTATTAAAATTGTCAATTAAATCATATAGAGTATCAATATCTTCTTTAAATTTATATGATAATGATTCTACTTGTTTTTTCCATTCAGAGTAAACTCGTTTACATTCATCACCATACATTTCTCCAACCCACATTGAGGGATTGTATACAAAATTAGCAACAAGAAACCCTTCTACCTCATCATGTTTTTTTAGATCTTTTGCTAGACTCTCAAAATAAAAAACATCATTTCTATTTTGATATGTAGTGTATCTTGCGGAGACACCTCTGTTCTTAAAAGAATAATTGAAGTAATTATATCTATCAGAGTTGAAGTGTCTCTTTAAAGCAAGATAAGTTTTATATACGTCAAAACCTCTCAGCATAATTATTTTTTGCTAAAGTCAGTCGCCTATCATTTTTATAATAAGACTTTTTACTTTTCTTTTTAGTCTTTTGTTTTGGAGAATAATCACCAGGTACATCATCTACAGGTTTTTTAGAGAATGGATTGACGTGCGATATGGGAATATCAGCACCTAGATTTAACTTTTTGCCCCACTTTCTTTCATGATTTTCAAGCATTTCATACGTAATAGAGATACCTATGACCACCTCCTTTCCGCGTTAGTTTAATACTTCCGCAGAGAAAACTTTTAGAAAAGCTTCCCTACAGAAGTATTTATATTATATTAACATGGAATACTTAATTTGTCAATAGTAATTTGGCCAATAAAGTAAAAATCCAATGAGTGTTAATACCACGGATGAAGTGTAAAGTTCTTTTCTGATTTTATTCATGCGAACCTCACATTTCCATTCATGAGATTTCTCTCTCTTTGCTCAAGATCATAATGATCTCTAGCTTGTGAAAGATAATCTTCAATTGATTTGTTTGTTATTCCACCCATCGAAAAAGATGAAAAATTTAAAGCATTAAAAAATCTTTTTAGGAGACTAGGATTAGATTTTTCTTTTTCACTTTTGTATTGATAGAACGCTTGTTCAGCGTCAGATAGGTTTCTATACTCAGCTCTTAGCCAAGGTTCAAGGGATGCATCATATTCTCTTACTTCGTTATAAAATTTACGTTTACCATAGGAGTGCGGGTCTGTCACTCAGT